TTATTTTATTTTCATGATCTCGGCCATTAGCCACTCTGGTTTTCGTTTTGTGTAAGTAGCTTCTGTGATATCGTTAATCTTGTGACCCATCATATATTTTAATGCATATTCATCTACTTTATCTCTTTTTGCCATCGTGGAAAACTGAATCCTCGGATCATGAGCTCTGTGATCTGGATTGAGCTCTAATTTCTTAACAATCTTTTCGAATCGATGTCTATATTTATCATACGTCATTTTTAAGCTACTTCGGTGTGTTTTTGTATCAGTGCAATTGATTAAATAATCACTTCCAAGATTTATTGCTTCTTGGTATCGATGCTTGACTAGATCACGAATCCGTGGATGGATTGGAACCAAGCGATCTTTACCTGCGTCAGTCTTCATACCGCCGATAAAAAACCAATTTTCCAGATCTACATTTTTTAATTCAATTAGACCCAATTCTTGTGGGCGCCATCCAGAGTAGCATTGGATCAGAATCACATCCACATAATCAGTATCATACAAATGATCCCATAATTTTTTTATTTCTTCATCCGTAAAATCAATATGATCCTTCTTCGCTTCTTTAACATCTTTAATAACATCATCAGACAAATTAAAGGTCCTTGCATAATTCTTGTCTACTAATTCATACTCTAGCGCATAATCCAACATTAAGTTGAATAGAGATTTTATCTTTGTCTTTGTAGTAGGAGATGCGTGTTTTTCTTTACCATCGACTACATACGTTCCATCTTCCATACAACCTTTAATATGTCGGGCACGTAAATCTTTTGCACGCATATCATAAACAGCAGAGCAGTAGTTCCAGGCAGATTTAATTGTACGTTCACTTGAAGGACTTGACAGGGATTCAAAATATTTATCAGTCCACTTTTCGTATAATTGCTCGACTGTCAGATCAGAGTCAAGATCATACGGATTTTTATGATATTCAAGTAATGCAGCGTAAGCATCATTATAGGTTTTGAAATATGTTTCTGGTTTCAATGATTTATAAATAGGTTTTCCATAAAAATTTTTTCCAACACAGACTAATGCACGAAAAGGTTTTCTAAGATTTTGATTTTTTAATTCAGATATAGTGCCAAATCCATTCGGAAGACGTTTTCGTTTATTAGGTTTTCTTTGTTGTTTAATAACTTTTGTATCTAGAGGATAACCGCAGTGAGGGCAAGTTATCGCCTTATCACTTACCTGTAGATCACATTCAGGACATTTGATCAGTGCCATATATCATCATTCCTTTCTTAAACCTTGAAAAAAGGGTACAAAAAATACACCCTTATCAATTTGTAAATTTGTAGGATGTATGATATAATTCTGTTGTTCAGGCAGAGATTATGTCAGCCATCCGTGGTTGATAGGTTTCTGAAATTCCGTCCAGTTGGTAGCTGGGCGGTTTTTGTTTGTTGCGATGTCACAATTTATATAAATTGTGCAATGTTTTTTATTTAACTTTCCATGATTTTCCACAGTTTTGACATATTGCAAATTTCTTTAGTTTATTCTTGGTTTTTTCTTTTCCATCATGTTTTGGAGTTAATGCCCAAAGTCCACCAGTGGCCATAATCGCACCACCACGTGCAGCACTTCGTACGATACTATTTTTCTTTTTAGTTGTTTTACTTCCAATTTCTTCAAATTGAATAGAAATATTATCGCTGCCACAGCTTGGACAAGTAATAGAAGGAGTATTTCCGGGGATTACATTGCTTGTAGAAGTATTAGCAGGGGCACCACAACTTGGACAGAAATTCCCAGTAAATTTTTCACCACAGTTTGCACAATACCTGGACATTGGTTCATTAGCTAAATTTTCTTTCTTTTCAGCGATATTTTTTTGAAGTTCTTCTTTTTCGTTGTTGATATTTTGAAGTTCTCTTCGGGCATCTTCTATAGAATAGCCTTTTTTAAATTTTGCTTTACTCAATTTGTCGTGACATTCATCGCACACGATGCCGCCTTCTAACTTAAAAGTAAATAAAGGTCCTTTTTCATTTCCGCAGATGTCACATTTCCTTTTATCAAATAACCCCATAATAAAACCTCCCATATTTAAATTATTTTCATAATTGAAAGACTCGGATTGAATCTAACAATATATTCTCTGTGTCTTATCTGTGTACCGTATTTTTGTTCATATGCTTCTAGCGCATCAGAAACAAATCTTTCTGTTACATCTAAGTATTCGGACATTTCATGGATGTTGGTGCATCCGTATTCATAACAATCTATGAGACCCTGAATACCAATCAGCTTATTATACGCATACATTCTTGCCTGAAACTCCTGTTTCCTATTTTCAGTAATTCTTTGATTTAGGATATTACCTACAGTTGTTTCGTAATGTCCTATTTCCTCAGCAAGTACACAAGTTTTCTCTTTTGTTGTACTTATATCTTTTCTAATTGCTATCCTATTTTTAAACAATCTCCCATCATTTGCAATGAGAGGTTTTTCTAAGACAACTAGATTTTTTCTATCGGCTTCTATAAGTAAATTGTCGTAAGTCAATTTATCACTTCCATTCATCATCGTCCATCATGATATTATTGTCATGAGTTTTCATGTCTTCAGTTATAGAAATATCTGTACGTTCATGTGCGGCATTAAGTTCATATTCCATTTGTTGATTAGATAATAGATTTCTTGTATATAAGTCGACTTTTTTCTGATTTGAAGTAGTTAGTTCAGTATATAACTCAAAATGTGCAGCTTCCTCTTTACCAAATTCAGAGGTGATCATTTTCTTGATTGAATTGATGGATGTCCTATAAAATGCTTCGCCAATTGATTCGTCATCTATCCAGCCCATTAAATAAGCGGGAGATACGTTGCATAAAGCAGCGACAGCCTCTATTTTATCAGATGGGATGTTAGTAATTAAATTATTTTCATATTTATATAATGTCTGTTTAGATACATCAATTTTTGTAGCAAAGTCCACCTGACTCATGCCAAGTTTCTTTCTTAATAACTGTATTCGTTCCCCGACGGTCATTTTCCTCAACTCCTTTCTAAGTAACTTAATATTATCACAAAAATGTTATAAAATCAATCAAAAATATCTTGACAAGTTACTTTTTCGTGATATAATTATGGTAACTTAATAAGTTACGGAGGTGATAAAGTGATAAGAACAGATAAACTTCGCGGAATTATTTCTGAGAGAGGGCTTTCTCAATCAAATGTAGCACATCTGATTGGAATTACACCAAAAACCTTCTATGAAAAGATGTCTAGGGGTGTATTTGGGAGTGATGAGATAGAAGTTATGATTAAAGAACTTCATATTGAAAATCCTATGGAAATTTTTTTTGATATAAAGTAACTTATAGAGTTACTGTTTAAAGGAGGACAAATGAATAAACTAGAAATTTTTAAATCAGAGGAGTTTGGAAGTATCCGAACGATAATTATTAATGATGCCCCGTGGTTTGTTGGAAAAGATGTAGCAGACATCCTTGGATATACAAACACGCCGAAGGCTATCAGAGATCATGTTGATATCGAAGATAAGCTGACCGAACGAATCGTTCTGTCAGGTCAGAATCGTGAAGGGATATTAATCAATGAATCTGGACTATACAGTCTTATCTTATTAAGTAAGATGCCGAATGCGAAAAAGTTCAAGCATTGGGTAACAGCGGAAGTATTACCACAGATCAGGAAACATGGGATGTATGCAGTTGATGAACTGATTGATAATCCAGAAATGGCAATCAAAGCCTTTACAGCTCTTAAAGAAGAGAGGGAAAAGAACAGATTGTTGCAGGAGAAAAACGAACGTATGAAGCCACAAGCAATTTTAGGACATGCGATCACAGCTGCAAATACATCGATTCTGGTCGGAGCATTAGCTAAGATTCTAAAACAGAATGGGATTGAGACTGGACAGAAACGTTTGTTTGAATGGCTACGTAACAATGGCTACTTGATTAAACAAAAAGGTAACGACTGGAATATGCCAACTCAAAAGAGTATGGAGATGGGACTTTTTGAAATTAAAGAATCTGTCCATATTGATGGGAACGGATGCAACAGAATTACTCGTACTCCAAAAGTTACAGGAAAAGGACAGCAATATTTTATCAATAAATTTTTAGCAGCTGAATAGAGGTATAATTTGCGACTACCTTAGACAGCTATAGAAAACACAGATGGCTTAATCCTCTGTCCGATACATTTTATCTTCCTTTAAAAAACGCCCCTATAGTTGATTAATTAAAAATAACAAATCATCGGGCAGAGAATTAAGCCATCTGAAGAAAGGAGAGTGAAAGACATGAGCAGAAGACAAGATCTAAGAATCTTGGCAGCATATGCAAATGCACCAGAGCAGTTTCCTTCTGGAAATGTACCGATAGCATATGCGGCAGAGAAGATGGGGAAAGATGCTTGCTTCATAAGGGCAGGCATTGAAGCCGGATGGCTTCCAATCGGATACGCATTTAGAAAAACTGGAAAGAGCAGGACGAACTATTACATTAGTCCAAAGCTGTTCTGGGAAGTCACAGGAATCTTATGGAGACCAGAGAAAGGAGCATGAGATGAAAAGTGAAACAAAAGCCATGATCTGCACGGCAGCAGTGCTGATCGCATGTGGAATCTTTAAAGAATTAGCTGCAGTGTGTTTGATTACAGCAGTAGCATTTGAGGAAGGAGTGAAGAGGTTTGATGAATGAGAAAGAAATTCTGAAAGAGCTTGATGAAAGAAAAATGCACCCCCTGAAGCGGCAACTCCAGAAGGTGCGGATATAAATAATTTAACACAAGTGCATTATAGCACAGAAAGTGAGAAGGAACAATGACAAAAGAGTTTTTATTACAGTGCGAAAAAAAATAGAAGAAGCATACAAATGCGCAGCAACCGACCAAGGCGATAAAGTGAACGATATTGTGAGAGAAGTAAGCAGAGACATTCTTCTTAAAATATCAGATAGTGTAACACCTGTTTCTGAAGGAACACTACCTTATATCGTAGCATCTCTGAGAGTATTAGCGAACGCATTGTCCAAAGAATTAGATCCTTTAGATAAAGAGATTTCAAAAGCAGTACAGTGGCGAATGACGACAGAGTGTGGGTTTAAGAAACAAGTAGAAAGGATATAAACGATGAAGGAAGATAGATTGCTGATCAGTCGTGAAGTATACGATGAATTAGCCGCATCTTATGAAAGGGTTGAAACTCTTGTCCGGTTGCATAAAGCTGGACAGGATCTTGATACAAACCTGATCTTTCAGATCTTAGGGATCGGGTATCTATTAAACAAAGAAAAATTAGGAGGACATAACAATGGAGATCACAGTAAACGTAACAGGGCTTGACAATCTGGCAAATGCCATCTTTGCACTGGCAAAGGCCGCAGGAAACTGCAAAGAGGAAACACAGGTAGATGCAGCAAAGATAGCACCCGCAGTACAGCAGGCAGTCACACCAACGGCAACAACTATAACAGTGCCGAACACACCACCGGTACAGGACGTACAGCCTGTACCAACAACACAGGCCACACCAACTGCACCTACAGTTAACCCAGTGCCAACCGCCACAGCAACTCCTACATATACAATGGAACAGTTAGCAGTCGCAGCAACAGGTCTGATCGATGCTGGAAAGATGCAGGATGTACAGAATACGCTGGCATCTTTAGGCGCACAGACATTGATGGATCTGCCACAGGAGAAATATGGAGAGTTTGCATCTGCGATCAAAGCGATCGGGGCGGTGATCTAAGATGGCGAAGAAAAGAAAACATGCTTTGTTATCAGCAAGTGGAGCGGTGCAGTGGATCCACTGTACTCCTTCCGCAAAACTGTGTGATGAGCTTCCAGATACAGAGACCTCTTATACCCAAGAAGGGACTCTGGCACATGAGATCTGTGAGTTAAAACTGACAGCAGATTCTTTAAAGACCGGAACCTACACAAGAAGAATGAACAAGATCAAAAAGAATGAACTGTATCAGGAAGAGATGCAGGGATTCACAGATCAGTATGTTGACTATGTGGAGACACTTAGCAACAGTCTTCCAGAAAAGCCATATATGGCAGTGGAAAAAAGAGTTGAGTTTGATGAGTACGTGCCAGATGGATTCGGTACTGCAGACTGCATCCTGATCTGCGGTACGGTCATGCATGTCATCGATTTTAAATACGGAAAAGGTGTCCCAGTAAATGCAGGTGGGAACCCACAGATGGGATTATATGCACTAGGAGCATTAAAAGCTTACGGATTTTTATATCCGATCGAGGACATTTTTTTTCATATCGTACAGCCAAGACTCAATAACTTTTCTACATGGAAAACGAACAAACGAGAGCTGACAACATGGGGCAATGTCGTAGTCAAACCGAAAGCTGAATTAGCTTACAAAGGAGAAGGAGAGTTTCGTTCCGGGGAACACTGCAGATTCTGCAAAGTCTTAAACTGCAGACAGAGAGCTTATGACAATCTGGAACTTCTGGAAACCTATGAAACAAAACTTCCACCGGAGCTTTCAGACGAAGAGGTGGGAGAAGCCCTTGCAAAAGCAGAACAGTTGGTTGCCTGGCATAAAAAATTAAAGTCCTATGCACAGACAAAACTGATCGATGGCGGAGAGATCCCTGGATGGAAGATCGTTGAAGGCAGAAGCAATCGTATGATCACAGATTACGAGAAGATGGCGGATGTTCTGGAACAGAATGGATATCCAAAAGAAACTCTGTATGAAAGGGCACAGCTTACCCTGACAGATCTTGAAAAGATGGTCGGAAAGAAAGACTTCCAGACGATCTGCGGGGAGTTCATCCAAAAGCCAAATGGAAAGCCAACACTGGCGCCGGAATCCGATAAACGGCCGGTCTATAACCCGAAAACAACAGCAGCAGAAGATTTTAAATAAAAGGAGTAAAAAACTATGAGTAATACAAAAGTAACAACAGGTGAAGTAAGATTTTCATTTCCACACGTATTTCAGCCACATGCGAACAATCCAGGACAGGAAGAAAAATATTCTGTAACGATCCTGATCCCTAAGACGGACACAGCAACGATCAATGCAATCCAGGCAGCAATGCAGGCTGCAGCACAGGAAGGTGTCTCTACAAAATTCAATGGTCAGATGCCGGCAATGCTGAAGAATCCGATGCATGATGGAGATGGGACAAGACCAAACGGAGAACCATTCGGAGAAGAATGTAAAGGGCATATGGTTATGACAGCATCCAGTAAACAGAGACCGGAAGTTGTCGATGCAAACTGTCAGGCAATCTTAAATCCTGCAGAAGTATATGCCGGATGCTACGGAAGAGTTTCCTTAAACTTCTTCCCATATAATACAAACGGAAACAGAGGTGTTGGATGCGGACTGAACAATGTCCAGAAGACAAGAGAAGGTGACCCATTAACAGGAAGAACAACCGCAGCGGAAGACTTTGGACCAATGCCACAGGCAAATGTCCAGGCCGCAGCAGTTCCGCAGATGAACACACAGGCTGCAGCCACACAGCAGAGCGTAAATCCAGTCACTGGAATTAATCCGATCACGGGGGCTCCGATCAATGGCAGCGGAGTTATGGGATTATGATTCCGCAGAAAAACATCCTGCATATCGATATCGAGACTTATAGTAGTGTAGACATTGCAAAGTCCGGGCTGTACAAGTACGTGCAGTCTCCGGACTTTCAGATTCTGCTGTTTGCTTACGCCTATGATGACGAACCTGTTAGGATCGTAGATCTTGCACAGGGAGAGAAACTTCCAGAAAACGTGATCGATGATCTGAAAGCACCGGCAACGATCAAGATGGCTCATAATGCAAACTTTGAGATCAATGCATTAAGTCAGTTTTATGAGATCTGGCCGGATCAGTGGCAGTGTACGATGATCCATTCTCTTTACTGTGGGTATCCGGCATCCCTTGCAGGAGTTGGGAAAGCAATGGGATTTCCACAGGAGAAGCAAAAGATGGCAGTTGGAAAAGCACTGATCCGTTATTTTTGTGTACCATGCAAGCCTACAAAGAGAAACGGCGGACGCACAAGAAACTTTCCTGAACATGATATAGAGAAATGGAACCTGTTTAAAGAATACTGCAAACAGGATGTGGAAGTGGAACGTGCGATCGAGGATCATCTGAAGGATTATCCGGTTCCAACACAGGAATGGACCAACTGGCATTATGACCAGACTATTAATCAACAGGGGACTCAGGTGGACCTTGCACTGATCAATGGGGCATTGGAATTAAGTGATCAGGCAGCATTAAAGCTTGGAGATGATATCCGGCGTGTTTCTGGAATCGATAATCCGAACAGTGTTGCCCAGTTAAAACAGTGGTTATCTGATCAACTCGGGAAAGATATTGATAAGTTAGGGAAAGAAGCAGTGAACGAACTGTTAGAAGCTTCACAGGTAAAAGCAAACCCTGCAGTTTATTATGTTCTGAAGAAACGTAAAGAGATGGCCAAGAGTTCCGTGAAGAAATACACAGCTATGGAAAACGCGGTCTGCAAGGATGGAAGAGTCCGTGGATTATTACAGTTTTATGGTGCAAACAGAACGGGGAGATGGGCAGGACGTCTGGTACAGGTTCAGAACCTTCCGAGAAACTATATCCCGGAGTTGTCACTGGCAAGGAACCTGGTAAAACAGGAAAATGCAGCGATGCTGGAACTGACTTATGGCAGTCTGCCAGATACGATCTCACAGCTGATCCGGACAGCATTTGTTCCAAGAGAGGGATATGAGTTTGTCGTTGCAGACTTTTCAGCGATCGAAGCGAGAGTGATCAGCTGGTTAGCTGGAGAGGATTGGAGACTGGAAGTTTTCCGTACCCACGGCAAGATTTACGAGGCTTCGGCATCCAGTATGTTTAATGTACCGATCGAGAAGATCAAAAAAGGAAATCCGGAATATGCACTCAGGGCAAAAGGAAAGGTCGCAGAACTTGCCCTCGGGTACCAAGGTGGTACCGGAGCATTGATCCAGATGGGAGCATTAAGGATGGGACTTACGGAAGAAGAACTTCCGGATATCGTACACCGATGGAGAATAGCGAACAAACGGATTCAGGATTTCTGGTATACCGTAGAGAATTGTGCAATCGAGACGGTAACACTCGGAACAACAAACCAGATCCAACACGGGATCACGTTTATGAGAGATGCAGATTATTTTATGATCAAACTTCCTTCCGGACGATGCCTGTTCTATCCAGACCCGCAGATCGGAGAGAATGCGTGGGGAAACAAGAGTATCACATACATGGGCATTGACGGAACTAAGAAATGGCAGAGACTTGAAACATATGGTGGGAAGCTGGTCGAGAATATTGTACAGGCAGTGGCAAGAGATCTGCTGGCGAACGCGATCCGGAATATGTTATTCGGTGGTTATCTCATCAACTTTCATATCCACGATGAGATCATAGCAGAAGTGCCAAAAGGTTCTGATCTGACACTGGAGAAAGCCATCGATCTGATGTGCAGGGCTCCGGAGTGGGCAACAGGGCTACCGTTAAACGCAGATGGATTTACAGGAGATTTCTATAAGAAAGAGTAGGAGGAACGGCATGTTTCAGAATGACTTAAAAATTAAAATATCAACGGGAAGCAGCCGAAGATCAAAGACCTGGCTGAAGCAGGAGATGTACTGGTCTGATTTTGTGGAGAAGCTTGAACATCCGATTAGGACAGAAGAGACTCTGGCAGAATATATGGGTTACCGCAAAGCGAAACAAGATGAGATCAAGGATGTTGGTGGTTTCGTTGGTGGGGAACTTTCCGGAGAACAGAGAAGAAATGAAAATGCCAGTTATCGCTATCTGATCACACTTGATGCCGACCATATAAAACCGGGTGGAACTGATGAGGTGATCGGCATCTTAGAAAACCTTGGTTGTTCTTATGTGGTTTACAGTACCAGGAAGCATGAAGAAGCAGCACCGCGACTTCGAATCATTCTGCCACTGGATCAGCCTGCTTCTCCGGATGAATATGAGCCGATCGCGAGACGTGCCGCGGAGTATATCGGAATGGGTATCTTTGACCCGACAACTTTCGAAACAGTCCGACTGATGTACTGGCCAAGCTGCAGTAAGGATAGCCAGTATCGATTCTGCTATGCAGACAAGCCGTTTTTAAGTAAAGACGGAATGCTTGCGACATATGATAACTGGAGAGATATCACACAATGGCCGGAAGTGCCAGGAGCGGTAAAGCTCCGTGACCGCAGTATCAAAAAACAGGGAAATCCATTAGAAAAGAAAGGAATCGTCGGTGCATTCTGTAAGACCTATACAGTAGAGCAGGCAATGGATGCGTTCTTAGGTGGTATCTATGAGCCATGTGATATGCATCCGGGCCGCTATACCTATACAGAGGGTTCGACAGTTGGCGGAGCCGTGTTATATGAGGATGGATTATTCTTATACAGCCATCATGCCACAGATCCTGCAGGTGGAAGATTATGCAATGCATTTGATCTGGTCCGGATCCATAAGTTTTATGAACTTGATTATGGATCAAAGGAAGGAACGCCGATCACAAGGCTTCCATCCTTTTCTGCAATGTGTGAGTTTGCGATGGAACAGCCAAATGTTGCAAAAGTCATTACTGCAGAACGATATGAACGTGCACAGTCCGAATTTTCACAGGATATATCAAAAGAAGATCTTGACTGGATGGAAAAGTTAAGCTGCAGTTCACAGACAGGAATGCCGAATAAGACGATCGATAACGTGTTGATCATTCTGGAGAACGATCCAAACTTAAAGGACCGATTATATCACGATGAATTTGCGAACAGAGCAACTGTCTGCAGACCGATGCCGTGGGAATTTCATCCGGAGTTCCCTTATAAGGATCGTGCATGGACCGATGAGGATGATGCCGGATTAAGGCATTACATGGAAAAGACTTACGGGATCACAGGAGAAAAGAAGATATTAGACGGCATGGCAATCTATGCAAACCGACATAAAAGACATAAGATCCGCGAGTATCTTACAAGCCTTAACTGGGATGGGGTCAGACGATTAGATACACTGCTGATCGATTATTTCGGGGCAGAGGACTCTGAATATGTACGTGCAGCAACAAGAAAGACTTTGTGTGCTGCGGTTGCCAGAGCCATGCATCCAGGATGTAAGTTTGATTATATGCTGATCCTGTCGGGAGCGCAGGGCGTTGGAAAGAGTACGTTCTTTTCAATGTTGGGCAAAGACTGGTATTCCGATTCAATGAGTACCTTTGAAGGGAAAGATGCA